TAAAATCGTATTTGATTCTATTCATTATATTACAATATCAAGATTAAAAGACAGACAAAAATATATGGAAAAACAATTCAAAAATCAAGATTTAGCAGTTAAAAAACATTTAGGTCAAGATAAATATAAATTGAAAGAAAATATTAATAATTTAATAAAAGAAGGATATATAGATAATACATTTTATTTAAATAATAAAACAAAAGTTGAAAAAAATGGTTCTATTGCTTGTTTTATTTCACATTGTAGTTTATGGAAAAAACTTAAAAATGAACCAGGAGAAGTATTTTTAATTTTGGAAGATGATTGTATGGTTTTACCTAATTTTAAGAATAATTTAAATAATGTTTATACTGATATTCCTACAGATTGGGATATGATATGGTTAGGTCATAATAAATTAAAAGGAGAATATATAAATAAAAATATATTAGTTCCTCAAAATAATCCAGGAGTAGGCTATAACGCACAACACCACTGTTATTTAATTAAAAAATCTTCTATTAATAAATTATTAGGAATTTTATTACCAATTAATTCATTTTTAACAAAAGATAATAAAATAAGAAATAATTTTGATAAATTTAATGCCTACTTTGTAAAAAATAATTTAGCAATTCAAGATAGAAATGAATTTAAAAAATCAGAAAGAGAAAACTAATCATTTTATCCACCTGTTTTTTCTTTTAAAAATAGGCATTAAATTTATCAAAATTATATCTTAAGATTTAGTCTTTATTTATAATTTAATTTATTTAATTTTATTCTATAGTCTTCTTGCTCTTTTAAATCTTTCATAGGATGGTAAAAATTATCCATTTTTATATCTTCCACTTTATATTTTGTTTTCCATGTAATTGTTTTTAAATTAGGTATATCTTTTACAACATAATTATTATTATGTGCTAGTGTATTTACCATTAATTCTAAAAATAATAAAGAACCATTTTTATCAACATAATTTTTTATTCTTTGTAATAATCTTTGAGATTGTCTATGACAACATAATAAACTTCTATACCAAGGTTTATCTATTTTCCCTTTCGCTCGATTCCAATGCCATTTTAATTTATCAGTAGCATGAGCAATATCTTGTTTACATAATAAATCTTCATCTTTATATTGTTCATCCAAATCTATCAATAAATCAAATCTTGGTATAAATACATCTTCTTCAATAAACCATATATTTTTAAAGTCAGTATCAATATTACTAAAATAATAAAATACTTTATCCCAAGTTACAGGATTTTTTTTTAAAGTCGCGGAGGCATTTTTATAACCTAACTTTATACATTTTTTATCATCCATTTGTAATATATTAATATCTTTTATGTTGGTAGGATGCTTAATAGTATTATTATCAACCATTATAAATACTTTATACCCATATTTTAACATATTTGTGGATGTTTTTATCAATTTATCTGTTAAATTTACACATAAAAAACATATATAATTATTATTTTTATTGGCAAATTTTTCTATTTGATTATTTTTTTTAAAATTATTAATAAGATATATTATAATGAGAATAATTATTAGTTTTAACATATATTAATTATTGATATTTTAAAAAAAATGTAAATTTATACAAAATCAAATGTAAATTTATACAAAATCAAATGTAAATTTATACAAAATCAAATGTAAATTTATACAAAATCAAATGTAAATTTATACAAAATCTCCGTCATATAATACACTATCTTCCTCTATATCCTTTTTTACTTTTTTCCCTATAATATATCTCATTTTAGTAGGTGATATACCCGTTCCTGGACCTTTAGTAGTAAGCATATCTCTTGTTACTATTTCTCCTTCTTTAAAATCCCTAGTTGATACTAATGATTTGCTAAGTTTAATAAAACATTTTTCTTCTGATAATAATTTTCTTTTCTCATCACAACCAAGTGCTTCCTCCACTACTCTAATATCCCTTATTAATTTAGTTAATCCAGGTTCTTCTAATGAAGCAGCGTGGTCCCCTCCTTTCATTGTTCTGTCTATAGTAAAGTGCCTTTCAACTACTTTTGCTCCTATAGCAACTGCTGCGGTAGAAATGGCAATTCCTTTTTCGTGTCCTGAGTATCCTATAACTGCTTGAGGGAATATTTTTTGATATTTCCTAATAACATTTAAATGTATATCTGTATTTAATGTTGGATAACTACTGGTACATTGTAAAATCGCAACTTGTTTATTATGAACCGAAATGACTTCATATGCTTCCATAACTTGTTCTAAGTTTGCCATACCAGTAGAAATTATCATTGGTTTCTTTTTTTTAGCAGTATGTTCTAATAAAGGAAAATTAGTTAAATCAGCAGAAGCCATTTTGAAAAATGGAACCCCTAATTCGTCCAAGAAATCTACACTTTCTTCATCCCAACCAGAAGCAGTTAGAGGAATTCTAATTAAATCAGCATATTCTTTTAATTCCCTAAATTGATCGAAACTTAATTCTAAGAATTCTTTATGTTCTCCATATGTTACACCAAATGAATTAGGTGTTGTATATGGTTTATTTAATCCTTCTTTAGTTAAAATTCTATTTATAGTCCTCTTTTGGAATTTGACTGCGTCGGCACCTGCTCTTTTTGCCAAAGCAATTAATTCTTTAGCTATTTCAACAGAACCATTATGATTAATACCTGCTTCTGCTATAATAAATACATTATCCGAATTAGATAATCCTATATCTTTGGGAGTAAACATATAATATTTAACTAATTAAAAAAAATATCTTTTAAACGAAAATAAATTAATTATATTTTAATTATTTAGCAATTTATAATCCATTGCACTTATAATAATTTCTTAATAGGTAATGTAAAAACCGTATCACTATTAATATCTAACATTATACTTGTATCTTTAACTTGATAACAATACCACCATCCATATGGAATAAATAATATTTGTTCTGTGCCTAGATTGATTTCCATATATTGAGTTTCCTTTAAGTGTTCTTTTTCTTTATTCCAAAATGAATATTTGGATTCTTGTTGTCCGTTATTATTTATAAAATATTCTATTTTTTGTTCAGGATTGAATAAATAGACTGAAATATTTCCCGTTAAAAGACATAGAAAATGTCTAACTTTATTTTCTCTAATAAGTTTAGAATTTTTTAAATTATTTTTATCTTGAACTAAATTAATTTCATATCTTTTATTGATAGTTAATACATTATTTAATAACTTAGTATTTTCATTTAAAACCTCTTCAGTTAATTTACTTTGATCTATTAAATCATTTTTGTCATAAATAAACCAATCTTCTACTACACCTAACATTATAACAGGCAATTTATTTCTTACTATCTCTATAATTTCATTTCTATCTGGTTTATACTTTTGTAATATTTCATAACTATTATTGGTTTTCTTGATATTTAAGAAATTTAATATAAAAAAAATAATTATTAATACTATTACTATAATAAAAATTATAGTAAATATCTTATTGTCTTTTTCTTCCATAATAATTTAGAATTATAAAATAATTTACTATTTTGTACACTAAAAAAATTTATAAGACCCTAAATTTCAAAAAAAAATGAAAACTACTTAAACAAATAATATTAATAATAATTATCTAAAAAATGTCAAACTATAATACTGAAACTCAAGCAGTTAAAAGCGTAAATTTAAAAATGTTAAACGGAAACCATACCGGTCAAGTTAAATGGTTTAATAGGCGTCGCGGATACGGTTTTATTAAAATTCTAAAATCAGAAGAGTCTGATGAGGATTTTATTGGAAAAGATGTATTTGTTCATCAGTCGCATATTACTCCTAAACAGAGTACTTATAGAAGTTTAGAGGAGAATGAGTATGTTGAATTTACTTTATCATTAGACGAAAGAAATACAACACAAGCAGTTAATGTGACAGGTATTATGAATGGAACTTTATTATGCGATGCTCATGCTGAAAAGCAGAAGTATAATATGAATAAGGAATTCAATAATGCTCAATAAATTTTTATTTTGTAATAACTTTTTTTTATAAATTAATTTTTGTTTTTTAATAAATACTAAAATTAATTATTTAAACCATTAATGTTAATGAAATGAAATGGAAACATCTGAAATAGTAACAACAGTTTTAATACCTTTATTTATAGGTCCTTTATTTATATTTTTCAAAACATTATGGGATAGATATAATGCGAAAAAGGATAATGTTAAAAAGATAGAATATGACGAACAGATAGGGAAAATACGGGAACAACTAAATAATTTTTATTGGCCTGTTTTGATAAAATTAAAGTGTCTTAATCATTTAAATTACAGTGAAGTAAAAACTGAACATATAGAATTAAAAGAAATTTTTTTAGAAGATAGTATGTCGGAACCTAGTGATATAAAACCTATAAAGATGGAGAATAATAGAAGAAAAAAAAGAAAGAAAGGGAAAATATGTGGAAATAATACTATGATAGAGGGGGATTTTGTAGTATGTCAAAATATAGTTAAAAAAACAGACGTATATAAAATGTGTCAAAAATGCCTAAGGAAAAAAAAAAATAAAGTTGAATTTAGTGATTCTGATTCTGAAGCTTATAAAAGTAGTGATAATTTAAATCGAGATGATAATTTAAATTTATACACTAAAATAGATATAGAAGGACATTTATTAAATACAGAAGAAAAATTATTAAATACAGAAGAAAAATTATTAAATACAGAAGAAAAATTATTAAATACAGAAGAAAAATTATTAAATACAGAAGAAAATTTATCTTGGGACGAAAAAGACGTAGATACTAAAATTAGAAGAAGAAAAACTATAAAACAAAATGATATAGCAGAAAATATAGAATTAAATGAAAATTTAACATTAACAGTTGATTCTCCACGAAAAGTTAAAATTAATATAGTAGATGATACCTCTGGAACAAGTTCAAGTTCAAAGGCGTCTAGTAGTAGTGGAAGTAATATAATAGGTGAGGACAAATTGGTAAAAAAAACTATAAAAATAGAAAAATTACTAAAATTTGAATTAGATAATAAGATTATAACTTTATGTGTAGAAATTAAGAATATAATAGAAGGGAATATTGCTATTATAAAACCAGATAAAAAGTTAGGTAAAGAGTTAGTTAAATTTATTAGATTTGTAGAAACTATTTGTATTATTGCTAACTATAATACTAAAAAAAAAGAAATGAAAAACAAAAAAAAATATATAAATTACAACTATAGGGATTTAGGTGTAATTGATAATACTAAAAAATTAATCAAAATTATTTCAGATAAACTAAATCTTTTATTAATTGAAGAACAAGACGTTAAAACTAATTATTTATATTAAACTATCTCTTCATAATCTCCCTCTTCTATATAATTATAATTTTGAACAACTGGAACTAAATATTCATTATCCGCGTCACAATACATTGAATTATATACACTATCCATAATTATTGGTTTATTATTATTTATATTTTCATTCTGTAAAAAATTATCTGGTTGATTATTTTCATTCTGTAAAAAATTATCTGGTTGATTATTTTCATTCTGTAAAAAATTATCTGGTTGATTATTTTCATTCTGTAAAAAATTATCTGGTTGATTATTTTCATTTATATTATTTTCATTTATATCATTTATATATACTATACTCTCACTTTTTCTTTTTATAATAAATATTATTAGGGAAAGAATACAAATTACTAATATAACTATTATAATTATTGATGTTGAGTTCCTTTTACTTTTATTTGTAACTGTATTATTTTGATAATCTATTTTATTTATAGCTTTTGTATTAGTTAATGTAGTTATAGTAGTATATGTAGTGCTTGTTGTAGTTATATTAGTATATGTAGTGCTTGTTGTAGTTATAGTAGTATACGAAGTTCTTGTTTTAGTTATAGTAGTATATGTAGTGCTTGTTGTAGTTATAGTAGTATACGAAGTGCTTGTTTTAGTATATGTAGTAGTGTGACAAAAATCGCAGGATTTCTTACAATTTTCCATCATATATTTATATGAACTTTTACAATAGCCATCCGCACTCCATTGTAAACAATCATTATGTTTATCTAAGCAAGAAACAATAGGACAATTTAGTTCATCACTTCCATCATTACAATCACGTTTATTATCGCAATATTCTAAAATATCAATACATTGATTATTATTTTTACAAGCAAATTGTGTTTTAGTACATTTTATTTTTTTATCTGGTCCTACTAAAATAGAAATGAATATTAAATGTAAAATCATTTTATTATAAATTAAATATAATTCTTATATCAATTTTATTTAATATAAATAATGGAATATAAACTCGCCGAATATCAAGATGAAGGATTTATTTTTAGATTTTCAGATTATCATTGGATTAATATTGATTTAGTAGAACAATACCCTAATTATAAAATTGTTTATAATAAACCAGGTATTAAGGAATGGTATTATACTAACCAGAAAACATATGAAGTAAAACTTTTCAATAAAAATAAAAAATTTATTATTGAAAATGATATGAAATATTATCCTTCTACTCAATTTGATTTAGACGAATACTTATATTATAAAAAATCTAATTGTGATAATGCACTATTATATGGTTTTTTACAAGGTTTATATAATAAATTAAATGTGAATAGTATGATCCAAGAGACTATTGTTTAGTTATATTTATTTAATTTAGTTTAATTTAGTTTAATTTAATTTTACTTATTTATTTTTATATAATATCCGAAAAATATTGTATTGTTTTTTTTAAACCTTCTTCTAAATTTATTTTAGGCTCCCACGCTAAAACAGTTTTTGCCTTTTCAATACACGGTTTTCTTTTTAATGGATCGTCTTTTGGCAATTCATTATAAATAATATTCGATTTAGATTCTGTTAAAATTATTATAATTTGTGCTAAATTTAAAATACTTATTTCTTTTGGATTACCTAAATTAATTGGCATAACAGTATTCCCATTCGTTTGACTATTCATTAATTTCATTAATCCTTCTACCATATCTGTTATATAACAAAAACTCCTTGTTTGTTCTCCCTTACCATAAATTGTTATATCTTCTCCTCTTAAGGCTTGTGTAATAAAATTACTGACTACTCTTCCATCATTTTTATTTAAGAAAGGTCCATAAGTATTAAAAATCCTAGCAATCCTTATATCAACAAAACAATTCCTATGATATTCTGTCATTAATGCCTCTGCGACTCTCTTCCCTTCGTCATAACAGCTTCTTATTCCTACTGGATTTACATTACCCCAATATGTTTCTTTTTGCGGTGTTTCTTTTGGATCACCATATACTTCACTAGTGGAAGTTAGTAATATTCTTGCATTAGTTCTTTTGGCTAAACCTAACATATTCAAAGTCCCTAAAACATTCGTTTTAATAGTTTTAATGCCATTTAATTGGTAGTCTTTGGGTGATGCTGGACAAGCTAAATGATATATTTGGTCAACTTCTAATAATATCTCTTTACAAACGTCGTGTCTTATAAATTCAAAATTATCTAAATAAAAAAGTTCCTTAATATTTTTGAGATTACCTGTGAAATTATTATCTAAACAAATAACATGATTATTTACATCTTTAACTAACTCTTTACATAAATTGGAACCTATAAATCCAGTTCCCCCTGTTACTAAAATTATCATTTTATATTTTATACTAAGTCATTTTTTTAAGTATAGAGACACAAGAAAGTCTTTTTAATTTATCTTTATTAGTTAATTGTTTAATAATTTCTAGTTCTTTTGGATATAAACTACTAAACTCTTTATCTATTATATCATTTTTCAATTTATTTATTTTATCTTGTTTTTCCATATAGGTATCAAAAGTAGATAATAATTCAAATAAAATAATACCTAAACTGTAAATATCACTATAAACAGAATATTCCTTATTTTCAATTGTTTCAGGAGCTAGATAATTATAACTTCCATATTCATTTTCAGTTTTTACTATTTTTTTTTGTAAACTATTGTCGTCTTCATATTTTATTGACATACCGAAATCCCCTATTTTTACAATGCCATTTTTGTCAAACATAATATTACTAGGTTTAATATCCCTGTGAATAATATTCATTTTATGTAAATAACTTAGACCTTCTAAGATATTTTTGAAAATAGATTTATAATCTAAATAATTTATAGATGTTCTTTTCTCTAAATAGGTATTGAGATTACCATAACATAATTCCATTTGTATAAATAGGAATTTAGTAATTTCATAACTTTCTACAATATCAGAACAAGAAGAATCGTATTCTTCTAAGTTACCCATAATATTAGGTGAATCACCCATAATATTAGGTGAATCACCAAAACTTTTAGGTAAAAAAGCTTCAATCCACGAATTATAGTAACGAACAATATTAGGATGGTCTAATGAAGCCATCATTTCAACTTCATTAATATATTTTTGACTATTTACATCATTATAAATGGGAACAATTTTAATAGCGTAATCATTTTTATCTATTTTATGAAAACATTTGAATACATTTCCAAAACTTCCACTACCAATATTTTCATAGAAATTTATATTTCCACTATATTTACTGGTTTTTTCAATTGGTAGATATTCAATTAATTTATTCGTTTGAACTAATGTTAATTCTTCCAAACCTTTTTCTAATAATTTTTCCTCCTCAAGTTTCTGTTTAATTAAGGCATATTTATCTTCAATACCATTATTTTCACAGAAGTTTTTGAGTAAGAATAATAATAAAATATCTTTTTGTTTTTCCATTTTATTGATACTAAAAACTATTCTTAAGTATCAATTTTATTTTATTTTATTTTATTATTATAAATATGAATAACCAAAATAATTCTTCATTAAGTGTAAGATTAGAATTGGCAATAGACGAAAATAATATTGAAGAAGTAGAAACAATTATAAATCAAATTGAAGACCTTGATAATTTTAATTTTAATATAGAAGGTACAAATCCTCTTCATTATGCCATACTTGAAGATAAGATAGAAATTGTAAAAATATTAGTAGAATACGGTGCTGACGTTAATTTTAAAAATAATAATTATACACCTTGTATGTCTGCCGCCTTTGTAGGAAATTTAGAGATAATAAAATTATTAGTAGCATATGGGGGGAATTATGATTTAATTACAATAAGAGGACATTCTGCTTTTCTGATTGCTTGTATTGAAAGACATATAGATATAGTAAAATATTTATTTTCCAATTCGACAACACTCGAAAGAAATGATAGTTTATGGTATGCTTGTCGAAATAATAATTTTGAAATTGTAGAATTTTTATTAAAAAGACTTGTAAATCCTAATTTTATAAAAAATAATAGATCTTGTACAGAAATTTCTATAAAAGAAGGAAATATTGAAATTATTAATATACTTCTTCATTATGGTGCTAATATAAATCAAACAGACACCGACGGACGTTCTTTATTAGTTAAGGCAATTATGGAAGAAAATATAGAAGTAGTAAATTTATTATTAGAAAAAGGAATAAACCCTATGTTTAAAGACATACACTCTAATCTACCTATTCATTTCGCAGCAGAAATAAATAATCCAGAATTATTAGATTTAATTATACAAATAAATGACGTAAACTCGAAAAATGTTTTTGGAATAACCCCTATTTTTAATACTTGTTATTATAACTGTATTGATAATTTAAGATTATTAATTGAAAATGGTGCAGAAGTAAATATACAAAATCACCACGGTATCACTCCTCTTATACTAGCAACCCAATATAATAATATAGATTGTATAAGAATTCTATTAGAAGAAGGAGCAAAACAATCAATAGATTTACAAGACAGAAAAGGAAACACTGCTCTACATCATTCAATAAAAGCATATTCTTATGAGATTGTAAGATTATTAGTAGATGCTAGAGCAAATTTAACTATACAAAATAATTATGGGATAAATCCTTTAGATTTCGCAATTATACAACTTGAAATCTTAAAAAGACAAAAAGAAGAAATAGAAAATCCATCAGAAAATATTAATAACTTCAATAGAGTAATACATGACGAACATTTACAAATAATTTTAGAAAATATTCCAAAACTTGAAAATATTATACATTTCTTACAACAACAAACACAACCGTGGGATAGACCTAGACCTATAGAATTTATGAATGAAGGAACTTTACAACAACAGAGAGGAAGAGTTATATTAACACAAGAAAGAGTATGTGTTTTTTGTGTATTAGCAGTAGCCGTAAGAATTGAAGCATTTTCTTCTATTGTATCAACTCCTTTAGAATATCAATTAGACGAGTTATCATTACCACCTGAACTATGGAACTATATTATGACATTTATTAATATTAATGAATTTGGGAGAAGACTGGAATTAGAAAATGCGGAAAGAACTTCTAGTTCTAATGGTTTTGAAATAGTTGAATTACCAAGTAATAATGAAAATCAAAATCAAAATCAAAATCAAGATAGACAAATAACTTCTTATATTAACCCTATGTATAATCCAAATCCAAAAGTTGGTAAAATGAATAGAATAAGTAGAATGAATAGAATGAATAGAATGAATAATCCTCGTAAAATGAGTAAAATGAATAGAATGAATAGAATGAATAATCCTCGTAAAATAAGTAGAAAGAGTAGAATGAATAGAATGAATAGAATGAATAGAATGAATAGAATGAATAGAATGAATAACCCTACAGGTAAAATGAATAGAATGAATAACCCTACAGGTAAAATGAATAGAATGAATAACCCTAGTAAAATGAATAGAATGAATAACCCTAGTAAAATGAATAACCCTACAGGTAAATATAAAACTCAAATAAAAAATTTAATATCAAAATTATTGAAATCTAAAAAAAATCCTGAAAAAATGATAGGTATTACTAAAAAAGAATTAGATGAAGTTACAGAATTAGTTAATACATTAGATATGAGAAAACTTAACGATAATTCTAGATTTAATAAAATATTAGATAAAATACAAAAAAATATATTAAAACCTAAAAAAAAAAATAAAAAAAAAAATAAAAAAAATAAAAATAAAAAAACAAAAACCATTAAAACTAATAAACCAACTATACACCAAACAAGAAAAAACTAAATATATTACCCATTATCTAGAGTAAGAATCAGTGAGAACCTTTATTTAAATGAACTGTTTAAATGAACTGATAGTATTACACTTCTAGACCTATATTTTCCCCTTTTATCAATTGAAAGGAATTCGTATACCCTACATAGAATAAAAGCCAAAACCTCATACTATTTTTACTTAATGTTGTTTCTTTATCATCATCGAATATATTAAGAAAAGAACTAAACATATCTTTGGGTATTTTTTTTATTAGGTTTAATAATATTTCAAAAGTTATAATTAAATAAGTTGTTGGGTTATGTTTAGGAGACAGACTTGCTTTTTGACCGGAAATAGATAATTCAAAAGATTGTGTATTAATAGGTTGTGTTTGAATAGTTTTACTTGTTGGAATAAATATTTCTAAAGCTACACTTTTTTCACGTATTTCATTATATGATAAATTTGTTATATCTATCTGTCCAAAATAATCGAAAATATATTTATCATTCTGGTTATCATTCGTGTTAATTGTTAAATTTTTTGTTTGTTCAGGACTAGGGTGTTTAATAGACGAATTATCTAAAGACTCATAAATAAATGTTAGATTATCACCAGTAATATTTATTTTATCCCCTGGAATATACCAAACACCTATAGGTTCTGTTGGTTTTTGTAGTTTTGTTGTTTTTTGTAGTTCTAAAAAAGCTTTCATTCCTAATATATTTATTTCTGGAGTAAGATTAGACTTTAATTTTTTATCTTTTTCTAATAAAATAATTTGTGTCCCTTGTATACTTAAAGCACCTCCAGTTAATTTTTTTTTCCCACCACCTATTCCACCTTCAGTTTCTAATAAAAATTTATTTACTGTTGTTGCTGCGTTTGCTGCTGCTTTTGCTGCTTTTGCTTCTTTTGCTTCTTCTTCTGCTTCAAATGCTTTAACTATTTCATCGTCTTTATTTTTGGTGTGAACTATTTTATAAATATAGTGATAGTCTGCTTTTGAATATTGTTTAATAAAACAATATGAATTTGAAAGTATTTGCCCTATTTCAAGAGCTGTAATTCTAGGAAATGTGTCGTTTGATAAAAAAATAGGACTATCTTTAATAACTATTAAATAACAATTTCTCCTTTCTGATTCTTGGATTAATGCGTTAATATATTCAATATTTAATTCAGGAGTCCAATCGTCACGACATAATATAGTGATGGGTTTTTGTTCTTTTGTTCCTTTCATACAATCCATTAAAAATAAGATTCTTTGAACTTCACTACAACCAATAGTAATACAATCTTTACCAGAAAAAAATGAATTTAATTCGGTTATTTCTTCTTTAAGTGTATCAAAATTAAGACTTTCATTATATTTTTCTAGATATAACTTCAGATGTCCATTCAGTATTATGTTTTCTATATCGCATATATTATTAGGACATATATTAGGACTCCCCATAATATAATTTAAACTATTATCTAAATCTTTCATAAAAGGTAATTTTTTTTTATCTAATAGCATAGAACCTCCTTTGAGTTTTTTTTTTCTTATAATTTTAGATTTATTTTTACTTCTTAAATTACGCCTCCCTTTTTTTGTTTTTCTCTTGTTTAAAAATTTTCTCCCCCTCCTTAATTTTTGTTTTATTTTTGTTATATTTTTAAATTTTTTTCTATTCACTATATTTTTTTTTTTAGATTTCATATATACTATTAATATATAAAATATAGTGAATAGAAAAAAAATAAATTATGTATATTGAACTACTCCATTCTCAAATATTCCTATTGTATGTTCTGTTTGTGCGACATATGAACTTTCAATATCATATAAAGGAGGGTATTCTGTTACCAATCCTTCATCTATTAATAATCGTAATTCTTTTAAATTCATATATGGTTCCGCGACTAACCAATCTAAATGCCAAGGTAATGTTTTTCTTTTATCCATAATTCTCTTATAAGTAGGTATTTTTTTATATTTATCATTACCTACTATATTATAATTTATCATTAAATGACTATTTCCCTTTCCTTCTTTTAAGTGACCACTACCAGTAGTTGGGAATGTTTCTACCGCATATATTTCGCCTTCAGCCATTCTATTTTGATATGATATATTAATATTGGGTATTACTTTTTTACCGTGTATTTTATAAGGTAAAATTTGGTGTCCGCATAAATCCCTACAAGGTTTAATAGGATATAATTTCCCATTAATTTCCAATTCATAACTAGTAAAAATCTCTTCAATTTCTCTACCTAAATCACCTAAAACAGTATCGACACCTGATAATTTAATTACTTTATTAGTTGCTTCTTCTGATATTTCTTTTAATTTTTCTAATTCGGGATTATGAGTGATAGAAAATGCGGCGTCTACCATTTCTCCATTAAATTGAATACCATAATCTATCTTCAAAATATCATTTTCAGTATAAATTGTTTTATCTTGAAAAAATGGTGAATGATGTGCTGCTATATTATTAATGGATAATCCTACAGGGAAAGCAATTGAAGAATTTATATAATCATATGTATTTGGCGTAGAATTAGAATATTCACAAATCCATGTTTCAATATTTTTCCTAATATCATATAAGAGAACTCCTGGTTTGACATATTCTAATATTTTTTTTCTTACTAACTTATGAATTATACCACTTTTTTTTATATTATTATCATTCATTTTATAGTATAATTAAATAAACTCTTAAATTATTTAAGAACAGATAATGTATATAAAATAAATTAAAATAAATATAAATTATGGATTTAATAAATTTTACTAACTATAATATTGCCTTCTTTAATTGTATTTCTTTTTTAGCAGGAGGTTATTTTATTCTAACTAATTTCGAAGACCTAAATAAAAAAAACGGAATTCAAGATTGCTATAATATATTTCTTCTAACTTGCTTGGGAGCAATTAATAATTTATTACCCTTAATAGGTTGTTTTAAGGTAACAGAAATAAGTATTCTAGCGTTTTTATGTTCTATTTCTCTAGGAGGATATAATTCCTATAATTTATCTATAATAAGTAGTAATTGTAGTGATTATTACATAGATAATTATGATAAGGTATGGTACTATTATGAAATATCAATTGGAATACAGTTTTTCAATATTATTTTGTATATTATAAAATCACTACTAGTAGTTTGCGAATGTGATAATAAAAAAAAAAATATAAAAGACGAAGAAACACAAACACCAACACCTAAACAATTAAATTATAGAATTAATAATACCATAGGTATGAATGAAATGACATACCCAGAAAGAAATATATATGAAGACGAATTGAATGTTGAAACGGAAAATGATAATTTTTATGATAAGTTAATGGACGACGCATTATTACCGAAGGTATATGCTAAGTAGACGCATTATATGCTAAGTAGACGCATTATATGCTAAGTAGACGCATTATATGCTAATTAGACGCATTATATGCTAATTAGACGCATTATTACCGAAGGTATATGCTAAGTAGAAGCATTATTTTAGACGGAGAGAAAAATAATTAAATTTATTTAAAATTTTTATAATTTATAATTTATAATGACAGAATATGAAATTTCTTTATCAGTAGTTGATAAAATAGAGAAAAAACATTTTAAAGATTTTAATATTTTATGTAAAAATTCAATTTGTAAAAGTGAAGAAGAACTCAAATGTTATTTATTATATCATAAAAAATTAGAGAATAAGTGTCATAAATGTAATTTAGAACCTAAATGGAATGGAAAACCTTTGGATTTTGTTATTGAAAGGAAAAACAATAAGAAAAATGATAATAGAATAGAAAATTTACAATTTTTATGTCCTAATTGTTTTTATCAAAAAAGTAGAAAATCAATTTATGAAGATGTAAAAAATAGTAAAATGGGGACTTGTATTGATTGTAATAAAAGATTTAAAAGGAAAAAAGAAAAGACTTCATTAAATCCTATTGGTGATATTATAGAAAAACAAGTTAAACACAAATATACAAAAATGAGATGTAATTTCTGTTTAGAAAAAAACATAATAAGTGAAGATAGATTAGTTGAAAATGATAAAACAATTAATAATAATGTTGTTATAGTTATTTAAAATCTTATAATGTAAATGAAAATCAAAATAAATACAACTATTGCTATAATAACACTTAATGGAAATATTTGCTTTAATTCTTTTAATATAATCATTACATTGGAATTATTATTTAATTTATTATTATTTAATTTATTATTATTTAATTTATGAGTATTTGATTTATGAGTATTTGATTTATTACTCAAATTTTTTAATTCTTTGGTAACTTCAGTTGGTTCAATATCTTCTATAACCATTTGAATATTTTCTTTTTTCTCTACTATAGGTATTTGTTCTTTATTAACAATAATATTATCATTTACTATATTATTATCATTTACTATATTATTATCATTTACTATATTATTATCATTTACTATTTCAGGTCGTTTAAGTTGATTTCCAACTTGATATAATGTATTGTTTCTTAATCCATTTGGAACTAAATTTTCGTCGTGAATGATATTTTCTCCTATAGAATTAACATTCGCAATTTCTTTTTTATTTTTAGAATTTAAATATTCTTCATTTGTATAATCCTTTGTATTAGTCATATTATAATTATACAATAAAAAAATATTTTAATAATTACAAATAAAATATTCTTATAATATAAGAACTTCTTTAATGAATAATACAAATGAAGCCGGC